CATCGAGATTGATCTCTGCGGTGCGTTCTGCGATCCAAGGGCGGTTAGTCATGTTGTGTACTCCTGTTGCTGATGTGGTGGGGAGCCGAAGCTCCCCGTTGGGTTTAATAAATAACATAGCCAAGTGCGGCGTTTACATCGAAGCGTTCTTCTTCACCGCGACCGCCAGCAGCGCATGCAGCGGCAAAGCGCAATGCGTCCCAATACTCAACGCTGTTTTCGACCAGACCTTGACCCTCGATGTTCTCAAGGTCGCAGCTCTCGTCGGTAAGATAAAAGAAATCAAACTTACCAGCGGCGCGGCGCTCTGCGTTAACGCGGTCTTCGATGACAACGAGGTCGGCGATAAGCTTCTTGTAAAGACCTTCGGCGGCATACTCTGCGCGAAGCTTAGCATCTTCAGCGGCATATTGATCAAGGCGGGTATCGAAATCGGTCATGTTATTTACTCCGTGTCTTCGTTGCTGATGCACCCTCTTACGGCGGGTTTGAGGGTAGGTCAACAATTATTTTGCAACACGTGCATTATTTTACTCGTGTTGCAGATAAGAGGGTAGTGCAACGCGATGCAACACGAGTAGTTTATTACCAGTACCGCAGAAATGCTAGTGTCTCAGGACGTGCAACGCGGTGCAACACGGTGCACCATTTAGTTCGTGTTGCAGCTGCAACGCCACCTGCAACGTGGAGTAGGCCTCTAGAACTACGTTCTAGGCCCTCTCGCGTTGCATGTTGCACGCGTTGTGCGTTGCGTTGCGGTGAGGAAAAGTTGACCCCCTCGTGATGTAAATTTGATGGCACCCCTTGTCAGGATGTTTCGCAAAGCGTATGTTGCGCGCTTACTGGTAGTACTGCCTAATAGAGCGGAGCATGCAGACGGATGAGCACAGTGCCTAAAGTGAAGAAGCCTAACGGCCGTCCGTCTCTGTATTCAGAAGATTTGTGCGCCGTCATATGCGAGCGCTTGAGCGAGGGTGAGAGCCTGCGCTCGATCTGTCGTGACGCTGGCATGCCGCACCTGATCACCGTGCTGCGCTGGATCGGCAATGACGACCACATCGGGTTTCGCATACAATACGCGGAAGCTCGGTCGGCTGGCCTCGAGCACAAGGCCGACGAGATCCTCGAAATCGCAGACGCAGAGATAGCCGCAGGCGACAGCACGGCCGTCGCAAAGCAGCGCCTGCAGATCGACGCACGCAAGTGGGTGCTGTCGAAGCTCGTACCGAAGAAGTACGGCGACGCTGCAACACTGAGCATCGGCAACAAGGAAAACGAGACGCTCAAGATCGACGCGAACGTCGACAACATCGCACTGACCAAATTGCTATCAAGCATGGTGGCGCAGCAGCCGGGCGCTGACGAGACTGACGCGGAAGCCTGATGGCCCCGCAGCACGACATCGTTGACCTGTTCAATCGCGTGACCGTGGAGGGCCTCACGCCCATGCAGCGCGTGCACCTCGACTGGCAGCATCGCTGGCGCAAGACCGCACGCGCCAATCAGTTCGTGCCGCGCACCGACTGGACAGAGCTGGGCGTGCTGGCAGGCCGAGGGTTCGGAAAAACCAGAGTGGGAAGCGAATGGTTGGCACGCGCAGTCTTCGAGGACGAGAGCGGCTTCGATAGCTGCGTCATCGCACCGACCTATCAGGACGTCAAGTTCACCTGCTTCGAGGGGCCTGCGGGCATCCTCAACGTACTGCCGTCCGAGCTACTTGCAGATTACAACAAGTCAGACAACGTCATCAAGATGTACAACGCGGCTGGCAACATCTGCACCATACGCGGATTTACTGCAGAGAAGCCCGAGCGGCTTCGCGGTCCGCAGCACTGTCGCGCATGGTGCGACGAGCTTGCCGCGTGGCAGTACGACGAGGAGACGTGGGACATGCTCATGATGGGCATGCGCCTCGGCCCTCGGCCGCAGGTGCTGTGGACCACGACGCCCAAGCCAAAGGAGCTGATCCGCACGCTGACGACGCCGAAGGCCAGCCGCATCATCGTTCGCGGCTCGACGTACGACAACAGGGCGAACCTGCCGGACACCTTCTTCGACAACCTCGTGCAGTACGAGGGCACGACGCTGGGCAGGCAGGAGCTGTACGGCGAGCTGATCGACCCCGAAGAGAGCGGCATCATCCAGCGCAGTTGGATCAACCTGTGGCCTGCAGCCAAGGCGCTGCCCAAGCTCGACTTCATCATCATGTCACTCGACACGGCCTACACCGAGAAGAGCCTCGACCGTAAGGGCGACCCCGACCCGACGGCGTGCGGCGTGTGGGGCCTGTTCACGTACAAGGAGATGAGCCACATCATCCTGCTCGACTGCTGGGAGGATCACCTCGGCCTGCCCGACCTCATGAAGCGCGTCAAGAAGGAGCTCGAGGTGCGCTACGGCGACGACGAGGACGTGGCACTGATCAAGCCCATGTTCGGCAGCGCCAAGCCCATGTCATCGGGGCGTAAGCCCGACCTGCTCCTGATCGAGGACAAGGGCAGCGGCATATCGTTGCGCCAGATGCTCGACCGTCAGGGCATACAGGCATTCGCATACAACCCCGGACGCGCCGACAAACTGTCACGCCTGCACATAGCATCGCCCATCTTCGCGCAGCGACGCGTCTGGATGCCCGAGAGCGACAAGAAGCCCGGCAAGCCACGCTCGTGGTGCGAGCCGGTCATCCACCAGCTATGCAGCTTCACAGGCGAGCGCAGCATCAAGCACGACGACCACGTCGACCAGACCACGCAGGCGATCCGCGTCCTCATGGACAAGGGCCTACTGCGCCTGACCAAGCCACCGAAGCGCACTGAGGGTGACAGGCCCGCGCCGAAGGTGTACAGAAATCCGTACAGCCAATGAAGGACGATACAATGGACGAAGACGAAATGCCAGAAGGCGAGTACGTGGATCTGCCCGACGTTGACGACGACGCGGTCGAGGACACCGAGGACGGCGGCGCGATTGTGCGCATGGACGACGACGCGCCACCGAAGGCCGAGAACGAGTTCTACGCCAACCTCGCCGAGGACATGCCCGAGGGCGAGATGAGCAGCCTGTCGAGCCAGCTCCTCGACCTGATCAGCAAGGACAAGGACGCGCGCAAGAAGCGCGACGAGCAGTACGAGGACGGCCTGCGCCGCACTGGGCTGGGCGATGACGCACCCGGCGGAGCGCAGTTCGAGGGCGCGTCGAAGGTCGTGCATCCCGTCATGACCGAGGCATGCGTCGACTTCGCGGCGCGCGCCATGAAGGAGATCTTCCCGTCAGGCGGACCAGCCAAGGACGCCATTAGCGGACCGATGTCGGCAGAGAAGGTCGACAAGGCCAAGCGCAAGACGAGCCTGCTCAACTGGCAGATGACGGTGCAGTGCCCCGAGGTACGCGCCGAGCTCGAGCAGCTCATGACGCAGCTACCGCTTGGCGGCGCGCAGTACCTGAAGCTCGGCTGGGACACGCCACGCAACCGGCCGACGTTCCTATTCGTGCCCATTGACGACATGCTCCTGCCCTACGCAGCGACCAACTTCTACACGGCGCAGCGCAAGACCCACGTGCAATATATTACAAGTTTGGACTATCAAAACCGTGTGCGTGACGGCATGTACCGCGACGTGGATCTGGCACCGGCCAGCATGGAGCCCGAGCAGTCAGTCGCAGGGCAGGCGAACGACCGCATCGAGGGCCGCGACGGCACCAGCTACAACGAGGACGGACTGCGCATCGTCTACGAATGCTACGTCACGATGGAAGTCGAGGATGGCGAGGGCAATGCGCCGTACATCGTCAGCGTCGACAAGACGACAGGCAAGGTGCTTGCAGTTTATCGCAACTGGGACGAGGAAGACGAGGCCCGCGACGAGATGTACTGGTTCGTCGAGTTCCCGTTCATACCGTGGCGCGGTGCGTACCCAATCGGCCTGCCGCACATGATCGGCGGCCTAAGCGGCGCAGCCACTGGCGCACTGCGTGCACTGCTCGACAGCGCGCACATCAGCAACAGCCAGACCATGCTCCGCCTCAAGGGCGGCACGGCCGGTGGGCAGAGCCTGTCACTGCAGCCGGGTCAGATCGAGGAGATCGAGGGCGGCCTGAACGTGGACGACGTGCGCAAGCTGGCCATGCCACTGCCTTACAATCCACCGTCGCCCGTCCTGTTCAGCCTGCTCGGCTTCTTGGTCGACGCGGCCAAGGGCGTCGTGCGCACGTCTATGGAGGACATCGCCGACAACAACCCGAACGCACCAGTCGGCACGACACTGGCCAAACTGGAGCAGGGCGCAGTCGTCTACTCCGCGATCCACAGCCGTCTGCATGACGCAATGGGCCGCATGCTGCGCATCCTCGACCGTCTCAACGGCTTCAACCTTGACGACGAGAAGCTCGAGAAAGAGGCGGGCGACGAGCTTGCCCGGCGCGATGACTTCGACGGCGTGCTTGACGTCGTGCCAGTCAGCGACCCGAACATCTTCTCCGAGGCGCAGCGCTACGCGCAGGTGCAGGCAGTGGCGCAACGCGCGGCGGCCATACCCGGCATGTACAACATGCGCAAGGTCGAGGAGCGCATCCTCGAGACGCTGAAGGTACCGAACGCCAAGGATCTGCTCAACCCAGCCGTTGAGCCGAGCGAGCAGAACGCAGTCAACGAGAACGTCGCGGCGTCACTCGGTCGGCCGGTCACAGCGTTTCCGAACCAAGACCATCTGGCTCACCTGCAGACGCACGTGTCGTACATGATGTCGCCGACCTTCGGCATGAACCCAGTCTTCGCGCCGGTGTTCATCCCCGCCATCCTGAACCACATCAAGGAGCACGTCGCGCTTTGGTACGCCAGTAGCGTATTCGACGTGTCGACCGAGGCACTGAACGGCGAGGATCTGGGCGACGTGATGCGCGACATGGAGCCGAAGGACATCGAGGGACGCAAGGCGCTCGACCGCATGCTGGCCGAGGCGTCGACGGCGGCTCTGTCCGAGGGCAGTCAGGTGTTTGCGCAGATACCGCAGATCATCCAGCAGGCGCAGCAAGTCATGCAGCAGTTCCAGCAGCAGCCTATGCAAGATCCGCGTCTGGCATTGGAAGGCCAGAAGCTGCAACTCGACCAGCAGAAGATGCAGGCCGACCAGCAGGCGGACGCACAGCGCGCACAAATGGATGCGCAAACTGCGGCGCAGCGCACACAAATGGATGCGCAGAAGCTGCAGATGGACGGTCAGAAGATGCAGCAGGACGCCCAGATGGACGCCGCCGAGCTGCAGGCCAAGGTCACCATCGAGCAGCAGAAGCAGCAGTCCGAGGACGCACGCACGGCCGCCGAGCTTCAGGCTCGCATGGCCATGAACCAGCAAGACAATCAGACCGCGATGGCACTGGCGCAGGCCGAGATCCAAAGCGGCGAACGCTTCGCAGTGTCAACCGGCACTGGGATCAACCCGCAACCATAGGAAGGAAGCGACATGAAGAAAGACGTAGCACTGAGCAAGGGTAAGGCCGCTGGCAGTTTTACCGCTGACAACACCAACATGCACAAGCTCATGAAGATGGGCATGAACCCGAAGGTTTCGGTAACTGGTAGTAAAAAGACACCGGCATGAAGATAGAAATGCTTCTCCAGCGCTTGGAGACTGAGCAGGCACGGCTTGCACGGGAAGCGCTGGAGCACCCCTCGGGCCGAGAGCCATTCGACTACGGTCGGGCTGTAGGCATGTACGCGGGGCTTGAGCATGCGAAGCGAACTCTCATCGACATGGTCGCCGAGAGGGAGACGAAGGACAGGTTTATCTAAAGGAGCGCACATGCAAGAATTAGCGAACAAAGTAGAATTTGGTTATGCCAGCTTGGACGAGGCCTTCCCGCCTTGTGAACCGGGCATACACCCATTCGGCAGCCGCGTACTGGTGCAGATCCGTACGCCGAAGCAGAAGACCAAGGGCGGGATTATCCTGACCTCGGAGACACGCGAGACGGACGCGTGGAACACCCAGATTGCGAAGGTGATCTCGGTGGGTGAACTTGCGTTCAAGAACCGTACGACAATGGACCCGTGGCCTGAAGGAAGCTGGTGCAAGCCGGGCGACTTCGTGCGCGTGCCAAAGTACGGCGGCGACCGCTGGACCGTCAAGACGACCGATGGCGAAGATGAAGCGCTACTGGTAATTTTTAACGACCTCGATCTTGTAGGCAAGGTGACCGGCGATCCACTGATCATCAAAGCCTTCATATGATTGATAAGGCTACACAGAAGGGAGCCGGTTTATGACTGACAATACGCTTAAAGAAGACGACGAGTTGATCCCCATTGAGACCGCGCCCGAGGAGGACGAGGATAGTAAGGTAGAGACCGACGCATCTGATGACGATGATGACGAGGACGATGCCCGTCTGGCCGAGAGCGACGAGGACAGTGAGGAGGAAATCCGCACAAGCCGGAACAAGCGCCGCAGCGGACGTCGCCGAGACATCCACCGCCGCGCAAAGGAAACTGCAGAGCAGAAGATCCAGTACCTCGAGCAGCAGAATGCGGAAATGCTCCGCCGTCTGTCGTCCGTCGAGGGGCACGCACTGAACAGCAATGCGCAGACGCTCGACGAGCGGTTGCAAAAGGCGCAGCGCGACATCCAACAGGCAGAGCACTTCATCGCCAAGGCGACCGAAGCTGGCAATGGCGAGGATGTTGTCGCGGCAATGCGTATCCGCGAGCAGGCGGCCGCCGAGGCACAGCAACTGCAGTACGCACGTCAGCAGTTTGAGGAAGCACGCAAGCAAAGCACGACGCCGCAGGTCAACCCAGCCGTCGTCAACTACGCCAAGGAGTGGATGTCCGCCAACTCGTGGTACGACCCATCGGGCCGTGACCGCGACAGCGCACTGACCAAGGCCATTGACAACGAGATCGTGCAGGAGGGCTACAACCCCGCCACGCGCGAGTATTGGGAAGAGTTGACGGCCCGAGTGGCGGACGCATTGGGCGAAGAAACCCCAGCGCAGAAGCCAAAAAGGCGCGGCCCGCCAACAGGAAATACACGGGAACACGCACCCGTAAGCACAAAACGCGAAATATACGTGACACCAGAGCGGAAACAGGCTATGATTGAGGCTGGAGTGTGGGATGACGCCACTCTTCGCCAACGCTATCTTAAGGCGTATCAATCGTATGATGCTGGTCCGGCTCGCTAACTAGGAGTGAGACACATGACAGATAATACAGAAGATAGCCGCCTTAAGAAAGCACCGGAATTCGACGTTGTTGGACGCCGCGACACGAGACGCACGGAGACCCGAGAGGTTACCGAGCGCCGTGAGACAAGCGAGGACGACCGACTGGAGATGTTCCGAAACCAACTGTTTAACGACGCACTGCCTGATTTGCCCGAGATACCGGGGTATCATCTGTGCTGGCTTACTACGACCAACCCGCGTGATCCTATTCACCGGCGTACACAGCTCGGTTACGAGCCGGTGAAGCCTGAAGAAGTTCCCGGAATGGAGTATGCCTCGGTCAAGACTGGCGAATATGCTGGCTTGATTGCCGTTAACGAGATGCTCGCGTTTAAGCTGCCCTTGAGCCTTTATGAACGGTTCATGCAGGAAGCTCACCACGACGCCCCGTTACGCGAAGAGGACAAATTGGCTGAAGTCGCAGAGATGATGCGATCTGATGCCGAGCGAGCCGGTTCGACGCTACTCGAGGGTGACGGAATGCAGGACATGCGTGCCCACCAGCCGCGCCGGGGGATCTTCTCCTGAGCGGTTAACGTAACTCAATCAAAGGTAAATGGACATGAGTACTACTTCTCAACCGTTCGGCCTTCGTCCAGCATTTTCGCCAAGCGGTGTGGTTCGACCTACCGCCTACTCGATTTTGACGGGCTACGCCGCGAACATACTACAAAACCAGCCGGTAAAGATCGGCACCAACGGAACCATCCAAGCAGCCGCCATTGGCGACCGCTTCATCGGTACGTTCCAAGGTGTTGAGTTCACCGACAGCGACAGCCGTCGTCGTGTCAGCAACAAGTGGACTGCGTCCACCGCTGGTACCGACATCGTTGCTTACGTCACACTCGATCCCTCCATTGTCTACGAAATTCAGGCAAATGGTTCGATTGCAGTGACGGACATCGGCAAGCAGGCTGACTACACAGCTATCAGCGCAGGCTCGACCACCACTGGTCTGTCGGCATTGATGCTTGACACCGCCACGCTGACTGACAGTGGTAATGCGCAATTGCGTATCATCGGCCTGTCGCCAGCACCAGACAACGATTTCGGCGATAGCTTCACGATTGTTCAAGTTCAGGTTTCTGAGCATCAGAACGTCGCTGACCGCGCCGCGTACTAAGGAGGGCTTGAACAATGGCTACCCCAATGAGAAGTACTGACTTCCGGTCAATCGTTGAACCTATCCTAAACGAAGAGTTCAACGGCATCTACGATCAACGCGCTGACGAATGGTCAGAGGTCTTCAAAGAGTTTAAGGGTATTCCCCGTAACTACCACGAAGAGCCTGTCCTGTTCGGCTTTGGTGCCGCGCCAGAATTGCCAGACGGCATGCCTGTCACGTATCAATCCGGCGGCGTGCTGTTCATCCAGCGCTACGTATATCGCGTCTACGGCCTTGCCTTTGCATTGACAAAGGTTCTGGTGGAAGATGGCGATCATATCCGTATCGGTCAGACCTATGCTCGTCACCTTGCACAGTCGCTGATCGAAACCAAGGAAACCCTTGGTGCCAACATCCTGAACCGTGCCTTCAACAGCGCGTATGCAGGCGGCGACGGCGTATCACTGGTCAACACTGCTCACCCAATCGCGACCGGTACGTTCTCAAACCAGCTCACGACTGCTGCGAACCTTTCGCAGACGTCACTTGAGCAGTTGCTGATCCAGATCCGCAACGCGGTTGACAACAACGGCAAGCGTATTCGTCTGACACCTAAGAAGCTCGTCAGCGGCCCAAGCAATGTCTTCCAAGCGGAAGTATTGTTGAAGTCTGCATTGCGTGCTGGCACGGCTAACAATGATGTTAACCCTGTGAAAAGTATGGGAATGTTGGACGGCGGACAGGCTAACTTGTCGCGTATTACCTCGACCACTGCATGGTGGATCCAGACTGATGCGCCTGAAGGCCTTAAGCTTGCAATGCGTCGCGGTCTTGAGAAGAGCATGGAAGGTGATTTTGAAACCGACAGCATGCGCTACAAGGCCACTGAGCGTTACAACTTCGGTTGGACCGATCCACGCGGCGTATATGGTACGGCTGGCATCTAATTGGGTTGGGGGACTTCGGTCCCCCTCCCTTCTCTAAAGGAGAAACTAAATGTCACAAACTACTTGGAGCGGCCCACTGGCTTCTGGCGATATTAACGCCGGTAAGACAGGCGGCCCAAACATCGGTCTCGCACTTCTTTCGCAGACCGTGTTGATCGACGTTGGTGCCACACTCGTGCAGAACGGCACGGTTTACTTGCCGTACAAGTCGCAGATTGTGGACATCCTCGTTGATGTGCTTACGCAGTACGACAGTGCCACCTCGGCAACTTTGTCTGTCGGCACATCATCGGCTGCGACCACCTACGCAAGTGGCGTCAACGTCAAGACCGGCATCCGCGTGCTTCCCACGTTCACTGCGGCACAGCTTGCTGCAATGGACGACATCGGAACAAACGGAACTGTCGTTGCGACAGTGACGTCGGTGGGCCAACCTACGGTTGGACAAGTCCGCGTTACGTACCGTTACGTGCAGACAACGGCTAATGACTAAGCATTAGTCTTGTGTTATATGAGGGGGCTGCCGCATGGCGGCCCCTGATTATTAAGGAATATACAGATGGCAGATGCAGTAGCAACACAGACCCTATTTGACGGCGAACGTCTCGCCATTATGAAATTTACAAACATCTCCGACGGCACCGGCGAAGCCGCAGTTGTCAAGGTGGATGTCTCAACCCTTACCGCAAGTTCTTTCGGCAAGGCCTGCGACGGTGTTACCATCGTCAAGATACACGCGTTTACCCACGGCTTGGAAGTAGATATGCTTTGGGATGCGACGGCAGACGTCTTGATTGCAACAATCCCACAAAACACCATGTACTCAATGGACCTGACGCAGTTCGGCGGTTTTTGGAACAACGCGGGTGCGGGTAAGAATGGTGACGTTCTGTTTACGACACGCGATGCAAGTGCGGGCGACACGTACACTATCGTCCTCGAGATGGTTAAGTCTTACGCGGATTGATGGTGGACAACACGTTCGACCTCCGGCGCTTTACGGTTAAGAAACCGACAGACGACGCGCTGGTCGTGAACAGGCGCGGGCGGCCGGTTGTGCCACAGCCAATGGAGCAAGGGCGTCGGCCTCGCGGCAGCGCAAACTTAATGCAGAACGGCGTGCAAATCGGCGCTCAGGTGCCTATGCGCAACGGCCAGTTCGACATCGGCGCGCAAATGCGTGTCAACCCCAAAGGCGTCTCGCTTCAGCAGCTTCTTGCGCAGTACAGCAATCCAAAATTCTCGGCGGGCATAGGCTACGATCCGCAACAACGCGGTGTCAACGCCAACTTGCGCGTGCCCTTCAAGAAGGGTGGCCTTGCAATGGCCGAGGGCGGCGCATGGACGCGCAAGGAAGGGCAGAACCCCGAGGGTGGCCTCAATGCCAAGGGCCGCGCATCGCTGCGCGCACAGGGCAAGGACATCAAACCGCCCGTCAGCGCCAAGCAGGCGAAGAAATCACCAAAGGCAGCCGCACGTCGCAAGTCATTTTGCGCAAGAATGGGCGGCATGCCGGGGCCGATGAAGGACGACAAGGGTCGCCCGACCCGCAAGGCACTATCACTACGCAAATGGGACTGTTGATATGAGCGATTTAGCCGTCTGGGACAAGAAACGCCCGAAGGATCTTGGCAAGCCGAAAGACTTGTCGGTTAAGAAGAAGAAATCTGCCAAGGCGCGTGCCAAGGCGGCTGGACGACCCTACCCAAACCTCGTTGATAACATGGCTGCGGCCCGCAAGAAAGGTAAGTGACATGGACGGTTTCAAAAACACCACACGCATGAAGTACATGGACGAGGGCATATCCTCACGCCCGACCGACAGTTCTGGCCGCCGCGCAACGGATGCT